GGCACAATCTATTCATTAGATATTGATTTATCAGATAAGCATGATGTTGGAGAAACTGCTACATTTATGTCTCATTATGATAAAGCATTAATATTGATGAGATGGATAAGACGTGCTATTGAAAATGAAACTTTATATAAGATTTCATAAATTTTGATTGTATCAACATGTTTAATGGCCCGATGGCGGAATTGGTCTACGCAGCCGTCTCAAAAGCGGTGCTTCGGCGTCTGGGTTCGAATCCCAGTTGGGCTACTTCGCAATTGACACAATATCTCCCAATAAAGTTGCATATGTATTTAATGATATATATGTAACTTTTTTTTATTTTTATATATAAGTATATAAATATAAATTAAAATTCAAATGAAACAATTAGGTGAATATATGCAAGAATATTCTTGTGACAGAGAAATTCTTATAGAAACTTGTAATTTAATTGTAGATGATATGATTAATGAAAGTTTCCAAGCATCAATCTTACTTGAACTTGCAAAGAAAATCAAGGATGCTGAAAAGAGTCATAGAGAAGAAGACAAGAAAACAGCACAAAGATATAAAGAAGAAGGATGGGGAACACCAACTTCAAAAGCTGCTAAATCTTTTGCATCTATTTTTGGTCCTATGACAGAACAAGGTAGATTTGGTGGAAAAAAGACAGGTATTCAGGGAATCAAATGGTCAGAAATCAAAGATGATGATTTTACATTCTATGAAGCAGATACTGAAGAATGGGATAAGAAATTCATTAAGACATTAAGATCAATGTATGGGAAGAAACTTAATGCTGATGTAATTTGCTGCAAGCCTGGCACTAAAGAAGTTGTTGCTTTCATAAAAGGATATGGAAAAACTGTAGGAGACATTAAAGTATATTATTTCCCAACAACAGGATGGAAATCTGGTGTACAAGAAAAGACTGCAACCAAATATAAATATGATGAACGTTCATTAAAATTCCAAGAAGCAGTAGATGCAATTAGTGGTCTTGATGTTTATGTTCTAGAAATTAAAGATTCAATGATAGAAGACTATGATGTACTTCATAAAGAACGTGAAAAGTCTCAAGAAGGAGTCATTAATCTTGATAAGTCTAGTTTAGCTAAACTTCTTAAGCAACAGCAAGCACGTTATAGTACATTAGTAAAGGAAATTAAAGCAAAGAAACTTCAAGATGATCCGAATGTATTATTTAATGAAATCAAAAAGACCAATGATGATGTCATAGCTTTATATCAAAAGGTTATTGATAAACCTGAAAATATGGATCAACGTTTCAATTTAGATGATCTTATGCGTTATGTATCTTATGCTTATGAACAGTTCTATAAATCAATGAAATATAAGAGAGATGCTGAAAAATCTGTAGAACGTGCTCGTGAAAATGGAAAAGATAACCCAGAAAGATGGGGCAAATATGACAGAGAATATTCTAATGAAGCAATACGTGATGCTAAGGAATATGTTCAAAAAGTAAAGAAAATGATCTCAGAAATTGAAGAAAATTTAAAATAAAAATATCCATACATAAATGATTTTATGAAACCGTTAAAAAATTTTATAGTTAATGAATCATTATTCAATAAAAATATGTTAGAAAGCTTATTAGTATTAATAGCTGGAAAATTTAATAAAGGAGATAATGGTTCTGAAAATATTATTACAGATAGATTTGGAACTCATACTGACTATTCATTTAGCGTTGGGTTAGACATTAATGGCGCTGGCAAATTAAAAATAGATGATTCAGAAATTATAAGACGTTCTATTGGACATATAATTGAAGGCGTTATAAAGGCATCATTAGCAGGTACATTTACATTAAACTATGACGATAATAATATTGCATCTCAGAATTTCTCACTAAAGCCACATGCTAATTCAAATGATGGATATGATTTTGAAATTATTGATAATGAAGGAAACTGGGGTTCTGCAAAATTTGATGTGAAAGCAGTAGCAAGTGAAGATATTGATATTAAAAGAATGAAAAATAATGTATCAATATCAAATAATGAAAAATCACAATGTGATTTCTTTTTGATAGTAGAATACAAACTTAATGGCAATAAAGTCAATATTCCTGCGATGCATATATTTGATAAGTCGTTAGCACCGATTTCTGCAAGTAAAAGAACTCATTTGACAAAAAATCAATTAGATAATGCAATAACATTTGTAGGAAATAAATATGGAAATTAAGAAATTTATTTAAATATCTATAAATAAATTGAATTTTTCTATAAAAAATATCTAATTTATTTATATAAAATCTTAGAATATTTTTATTATAAATTAAATTAACTAAATATCAAATGCAATTAGTCAATACATATAAACAAATAACAGACCAAATATTAAATAATACTTGGGATAATGATTATGCGTTATGTAAAGACCACTTGCATGGAGATATGGAAGTATAATATAGAGGTACTGAAATAAAAATGATATAAATGTAAGTGGTTGGATTAAAAAATCTAACCACTTTTATTTTTAAAAAATTCTTAATAATTTGAAATTATAAAATAAAGTACTATATTATTTATATAATATTTGAATACTAATAATATTTAAAATATTATAGATCTTTGAAATATTGAACTCAAGAAATATAAATCCACATATTGTCAGTTAGGTTAAAAGTACTCGCATGGTAATCAATCCATGTAAAGACAATATGTAAAAGTACAAAGGTACTATATATGAGGGATTGATAATTTCCATGGGAATTTGAAAATCAGGGTAAAGTGACCCACCACATGTAGAGCAAGGATTCACACTTAAATGAACATTATAGGAGAATAGTACCGGATTTTAATATATATCTTCTGGAAAGAATTGGTCTCATTGATTTAAATTAACATAATGAGGGTAGCTTTCAGATAATCTGGAGTCCTTGTGAGATGAATACTTATTGATGGTTAAGATCAGAGTTGGAAGGAAGATAAAATGCCTCAATGGCGGAATGGTCTACGCAGAGCACTTAAAATGCTTCCTTAATTGGGTCTTGGTTCGAATCCAAGTTGAGGTACAAATTAATAAATAATTCTTTATAAATTTTTCTTAGAAATTTGAAATTATTTCTTAAAGAACTATATTATTAATATATAATTTAAAAATCAATATTATTTGATTTTTTAATGATGAGTTCTTTGACATGTTGGTACAATAAAATAACAAATAAGTATGAAGAAAATACTGACTAGTAACACAGATGTGATATCTATTGTTTCTTTTAACTTTTGAATAAGGTTAGATCTAGGCTACGTGAAACTCGTAATAATGGTAATATCTTCTACTTAAATAAACTGATTTGGAAGAGGTTAGGTGAAAAACCACTACATACGGGATGCTTTGCAACTCGTGGGTGTTAAACCCTTAATTGTATAGTTCAGTAAATATAATTAATTGATGACAGTACGGAAATTTCTCCGAAAGCGGTCAATTACAACAGAATTTCCTTATCATTAAGAATATGGTAGTTGCCAAAGAAAAATACCCCTAACTTGCTGGTACAATATATTACGGCAGACATGGGGAGGCTCAATGTTAGAGTTAAGCATAAAGACGATATCTTAATTTAAGACTCGTAAACATGAAACATAGGACTTAATTGACATCAGACTGCTTGTCCAAAGTACTACCATTTTATAATGCTTTCTTAGTTCAGTTGGTAGAACGCTCGATTTGTAATCCTGAAGTCGTCGGTTCGAGTCCGTCAGAAAGCTCTATATGGATGCCTTTGATACAAGTAGTTAAACTATTTGATAGTTGGAATAACATTCATAATTTCGGCTGAGAGAATACCACAGGAGCAGATTGAAATAAGTATTAGTCGATGTGGAATACTATTTTCGTTGAAGCCATTTGGGGTTGCATGTTCCAAGGCAGGCGATGGACCTTTGCAAGGTTTGTGGGAGAGTTCGATTCTCTTCAGCTCCACAAGTTGGTTAGAAAGAAATATTAAGTAATGGTTCAGAAAATTTGTTCGCCAAGCAAATGAGTATGGTATTTCTTTCGATATGACTGTCAGATTTTGGCGAATCTGAAGAATATTTGGTGTAGCGGATAGCACACCGCTCCCGGCACTCAGGCCACTGAGGATGCAGGAGCGGAGGGTAAGGTTCGAATCCTTGAGTATTACAAATGGTTAATGTAATGTAAAATAAAGAACTTGGGATGTTGTAATAAAACCATTGCATTTGCGATTCGTTTCCTATTTCCCATAGGTGTCGTTAAGAGGCCGGCTCGGAAAAATGGTGAAAGACTCCATGCTTCGTATGTCGTTAAAATGTAAATCCATTTACGAATATTGAATATTCTGGTCAGCACAGAACGGTCCTCCAATATAATTTGCCTCTTTAGTTCAGTTGGTTAGAACGTCTGACTGTTAATCAGAAAGTCGTGGGTTCGAGTCCCTCAGGAGGCGCAGATTAAGGTTCAAATCCTTAATGATAGCAAATAAATTTTATTTAATATAAATTGCGTCTTTGGCCGAGTGGACGATGGCAATAGACTGTTAATCTATCGGGAGAAATCCCCAACATAGGTTCGAATCCTATAGGGCGCGCATATTGTAATTTATTTATTAAGTTACTATATTAATTATATATGGTCCTGTGGCGAAATAGGTAGTACGCGACAGACTTAAAATCTGTTGGGCCGGAAGGCCCGTGTGGGTTCGACTCCCATCAGGACTACTTAAAAAAATTAATACAGATTAATTTTACTTTATGTTACTAAAAATATTATTTTTATATAAATAATAAAGTATATATGTATAATTGTAAATATTGTGGTAAAGAATATAAAACAGCTGCAAGTTTGGGTGCACATGTATCTAGTTGTAAGTTAAATCCTAATTATTTAATTAATAAAGAAAAAAGAAAAGGAAACAATATATCTAAAGAAAAAATGAAAGTTTCTAAGGAACTAAATAATCCTTATAAATTTTTAAAAAAAGAAAGAATATTATATTGTGAAAAATGTGGTAAAGAATATAAGTTAAGTTTAACAGATAAAGAATTTGATTTAGGTAAATATAAAAAATATTGTTCAAGAAGCTGTGCAAATTCTAGAGGACCTAGATCAAATGAAACAAAATTAAAAATAAGTGAAAGTGTAAAAATAAATGGATATAAACCGCCAAAGAAAAAATATGTTACATATTGTAAACATTGTGGTAAGGAAATGATATATGAAGGTAGTAATAATTATCATTTATATTGTTCAAAAGAATGTAAACACAATGAATTAAGTATAAAACGTGGTGGTTTTAGAGAAGGTTCAGTTAAAAATTATAAATCTGGTTGGTATCATGGAATACATTGTGATTCATCTTGGGAATTAGCATTTGTAATTTATAATATTGAACATAATAATATTATTGAAAGATGTACTGAAAAACGTAAATATATACTTAATAATAAAGAATTTAATTATTATCCTGATTTTATAGTAAATAATAAAGATATTTATGAAATAAAAGGTATAAAATCTGAAGAATCATTATCTAAACAAAAATATAATAATGATGTAATTTTTTTATATAAAAATGATATGAATATATATTTAGATTATGTCATTAATAAATATGGGAATGATTTTATTTCTTTATATGAACATAAAGATAAAGGTCTCTTGGTTTGAATGGTTACAATGTCAGACTGTCGATCTGTACGGTACGGGTTCGAGTCCCGTAGGGACCGCAATTAAATAAATAAATTAAAAACATATGAAACAGCTTAAACGAAAACGTTAGTTGTGTATGTTTCCTGAGAGAAGTTGGTATTAGCAGTTTAACCAATTAGAAGCATGCACGTTAAATCAAAATTAAACAGCAATTTGATAATTTAATTACGTGTATGCTCTCATAGCTCAATTGGTTAGAGTTGCGGCCCTTTAAGCCGAGTGTTCAGGGTTCGAGTCCCTGTGGGAGCACATATGCCCGTATGGCAGAAGGGTTGTATGTTCCGGACTTTTAATCCGGTTATCAGGGTTCGAGTCCCTGTGCGGGTACTAATTTGCTCCGTTAGCTCAGTTGGTTAGAGTAGTTGCCTCTTAAGCATCGGGTCCTGGGTTCGAATCCCAGCCGGAGTACAATTTTAATTAGCAATGTGACTGCAGCAATATATAAAAATTCATATTTAAGTGGAAGCTGTCACGGCAATCATCCTGATATAAAGATGATTATAAATGTGTAAATGTCGACTTGCCTTAAGAAAGCAAATGCCAAATCCACTCGGTGAATTTATATGAATTTATGGGGAGGTCGTTTAGTGGTCCAGGACAGTAGGCTTACATCCTACCAACCAGAGTTCGATTCTCTGCCGCCCCACACTTGCATGCCATGCAAAAATTCATGGAGAAGTTAAATAGCTAAAGGTTGTTCTTTGAAGTATTGATGCGTACGACAATTACAGAGAAGATATTCATGGATCTTATTAGTGATTAGAGAAGTTGATAGTGGCGTAATTAACCATTTGATGAGGTTCTTTTTGGTAATAAGTTAAACACAGCTCCAATACAGTTCTCGATAATCTGGGAAATCGAAGTTGGTCCGTTGGTTGAACGGTAACAATGCCGGCTTGTCACGCCGTGTGGTACGGGTTCGATTCCCGTACGGACCGCTATTTGTTATATGTTTATATAACAAATTATATGGGAAGAAATGGAGATAAATAATTAAGTTTGCTTGTGAAAGTAGATTTAATTGAAAGGGCTAATCTCAAAAGCGATTGGGAATATTACCATCCCCTTTATAGATGGGATTTTTACCATCATGGTAAAGATTTGGTTGAATCTAAACTAATCCTAAGTACAAATACGTTTAGCCAGTTCGTGGAAATTCTGGTTTAATTTCCACTTTTGGGCCGGCAGCAACGATTGGTGGTGTTGTGCTAGACTGTAAATCTAGTCCCTCCGGGTAAACATTGGGGGTTCGAGTCCCTCCCGACCCACATTTTAATTAAATTTTGTAAAGTTTTACAGATAAATGATTATTATTAATTAAATAAACTGTAAAACTAATGAATATTAAATATGATTATAAATATCATTATTTTTATAAAATAACAAATCTTATTAATAATCATTTTTATTATGGTGTTCATAATACTAATAATTTAGATGATGGATATATGGGATCTGGTGTAAGATTACAATATGCTTATAAAAAATATGGTATTGAAAATTTTAAAAAAGAAATATTAAAATATTTTGATACTAAAGAAGAAGCTTTTGAATATGAATCAAATATTGTAAATGAAAATTTAGTATATGATGATAATTGTTATAATTTATCACCTGGTGGCAAAGGAGGTTTTATTCCTAATATAAAAGATTTTATTAGATTTAATCCTTTAAAAGGAAAGTTATGTGTTAAATATAAAAATACAAAAGAATATTTTTTAATTGATAAAAATGAATATGATTCTAATGTATATGATACAAATTGGACAAATCGTCATCATAAAGAAGAATCATGTCAAAAAATTAGAAAAACATTAACTCCTAAAGAATCAAAAAATAATCATATTTGGGTTAATGATGGAAATGGCAATGTTAAATATTTAGATAAAAGAAAACTAAATGAATATTTAAAAAATGGATGGCAATTAGGTAGAAAAGGTTATAAACCAAGAAAAAATTGTCAAGGCAAAAAAATATAAATGCTGGTTTATGTCGTATATTGGTAACGGCGCCGAGCGGTACACTCGGTCCTGCTATCGAAAGTTATTGCAACCGCGGATAAGTAATAATGATTAGGAAGTGGGTATGTAGGTTCGATTCCTACGAAGGCACAATGGTTTTACAAGTCGAATTAAATTAAGAACTTAAAACGTTCATCTCTGAAATTTAGAAAATTGTAATTTGGTAAAATTCCAATGAAGAGAAATTTAGTTTAATGAGATTTGCGCTCATAGCTCAGTTGGTAGATGCACGTGCCTTTTAAGCACGGGGTCCTGGGTCCGAGTCCCAGTGGGCGTACAAAAAGCAATGATATTGTAACGTAGTTCAATGGTACACGTGTAAAGATTCAGAACAGCCGGTAAGCGGTCCGGAAGGTATGGGTTCGATTCCCACATACGATAAACATGCTTCTTGTATATGTATTTCCTAATCATTGATTAGGTGGCATATAAATATACCTCTATACAAGTTTTTAATTTGCCTCTATGGCAGAAGGGTTCATGCACCAGACTCTTAATCTGGCTATTAGGGTTCGAGTCCCTATGGAGGCACATTAATTTAAGTCGATAATCTTGGTTCGAGTCCAAGACGAGGTGGGAGAGAAATAGCTTAAAAGAATAGTTTTAGGTAAGCCTCGGTTGACAACGGAAAGTTCTTATTAAATTAAATTTTAATATCGCGGGATAGAGTAGTGGCCCAACTCACGAGTCTCATAAGCTCGGCTTCCCATAAGGAGGACGCAGGTTCGAATCCTGCTCCCGCAACAATAATATTTAATCAGGTCGGAGTCGTACGATGGACCAGTTAGTAGTAGGGTATACCTACGTGTTATGGTGAAAGCTGGTGAAGTCAACGCGTTGGTGGGTACAGTTATGTTAATGCCTGCAGTAAGTTAATATAGCCTGGGCCATTAGGCGGGAATAGTGGACCATATCATGAATTTCCAGGTGGATTAAATATTATATAGTGGCGTAGCATAACTGGTAAGTGCACCAGTCTTATAAACTGGAGAGAGTGGGTTCAACTCCCACGGCCACCACAACAAATTTGGGTAGGTAACATAGAAAAAGATTTAAAACTTCGTTCGTTGTTCTCCGTATGGTAGTGTAGAATCGTGAGTTACTTCAAAAGGTTAATGTAATTGTCTGTTAAACAATGTATCGTTGGTTCGAATCCAACCCTGCCCGCCACTTATAAGGGAACCGAGCCCGGTGATCTCGGGGATTGGGAAGTTGGGAACGTATACCCGTAAATCAGTCTTTCAAACAACTCGCTTTATGGTGTTATATTTTAAAGGTAGAATACTCCCGTGTACCTGGGAGAGACTGACGTTCGATTCGTTGTGACACCACAAATTGGTGACGTAGCTAAACGGTAGATAAACGACTTTATTCGCTGTTACTCAGAAATGATGTTGTAGATTAGAGTTACTTCAAAGCATTAATCAGTCAAATTAAGGAAAGTTGGTTCGACTCCAACCGTCACCGCGAAAGGTTATAGGCAAGGTTTGCAGACGTTACCAACCTATAATGAAATCTGCTTTATATTGTGTCTTTGGCCGAGTGGTTTAAGGCAGTTGGCTGTTAACCAACCGAGGTGAATAACCTCCGAGGGTTCGAATCCCCCAGGGCACGCAATATAACTAACTTTGGTGTTCGAGTGAAACGGATAAATTTCCAATTTGATGTGTCGGCGGACTGTGTTAAGACTTAGAATTAGGGCGCTACTTATCGACGGATAAGCAATCTTGAAAGGGGTACTTAACAGCATCAAGAAATAAACAAGGTTAAAGGTCAAGCAAGCCCGGGATAAAGTGAGGAACTGAGTTACTTGTTTAGGAAATGATCACGGCAGGTATTTAGCACCTGCAAATAATGGGTTCGACTCCCATGGCCGCTACTTTAGATTGCCATTTAGCTCAGACTGGTAGAGCACGTAACGTTCACTTTTGTCGCTGGTTACATAGTAACATTAACTATTGTTGAAGATAAGAGTTACTTCAGCCTTTTAAGCTCGGTGTCGTGGGTTCGAGTCCCACAGTGGCAACATTTTTATTAAAACTAATTTTAAATTTAATTGAATAATATTAATATATAAAACTATATTTTTATTATTAATTACAATTGGTCTCTGGGTCTGCTTTGGTTGTGGACGCCTGACTGTCACTCAGGAGATTCAGACGGGTTCGAATCCCGTAGGGACCGCATAATATTGTTAAAAAGATGACGTGCTCCTAAGGTAGGAATAAATCTTTTTATGCAAAAGTCAATAATAATGGTTCTGATAGAATAAAAATTAAATTCTGAGAAACTAGTTATTCAACGCATGCGGGCTATCGTGAGAAGTACAATCACAATTAGGGCGAGGCATAGTTATTATTGCACAATATTATTTTTGGGCTTGTAGCTCAGTGGTCAGTAGCAGCGGCCTCATAAGCCGAAGGTCGTAGGTTCAAATCCTACCGGGCCCACATAAATAACATCGTGGGGTAGTCTAATGGTAAGATGCAAGGCTCATAACCTTGAGACAGAAAATGCTTGTGTTGGTTCGATTCCAACCCCCGCAACTCCGAGCCCGTAATTGGGACACGTACCTGACGTAAGCGGAAACGATAGGTAAAATGAATTAGGAGACAGAGTAAGCTTTGTGGTAATATTATGCTAGCCTATCTACCTATGCTAAAAATCTCACTAACTAATTCGATGAGAAATTTCTCAGGTTGTTCTCATATTTTTGATATATTTCATTTGTTGTAGAGGAGAGATACTTCAAAGATCATCATTAATAACAGTACGAAGGTCTTCTATAAGTATTTTATTTATAAAGACCAATTTATTTTAACAGTCTTTCTTCGAGTGTTACAATGAAATTTGGCGGTTTAGTATAATGGTTATTATTTCGGCTTTGTAACCCGACGATCTGAGTTCGATTCTCAGTACCGCCTCATCAAAAGAGGTCGCGCCTCAACGTAACGTTAGTAGTCCCTGGCATTAGAAAATATATATAGCGGATATATTAGTATAATTAAATCAAACTAGCTATCCTATCGTAGGTGAGGGAGTTTTTCCATCATTTTCGGTTACAACTTAAAAATGATGTGATTGGGCTGTTAGTGATAGTTGGCTAGCACGGGAGCTTTGCAAGCTCTTAGGAAGGGTTCGAGTCCCTTACGGTCCACACAACCAATCTTGTTGTATTATAGAGATACTTCATATTTTTATTTCTCATTGTTTGTTTGATTTTTGTTTTAAATTAGTTAATCTTTATGAGATTGTTACAGATTGGTTTTTAATTATATTCTTTGAAATTATTTATTTAATATATTGGGACATGGTGTAATGGTAACACAACAGTTTTTGGAGCTGTTGTTCTGAGTTCGAATCTCGGTGCCCCAACTTAAACTTCTGAGTTTCATTTATTTAAATATATGCGTGTATTGTAAATGAACTGGTTACCGTTTTAGAAATATTTAGAGGCGCATAAATATTGGGTTATCGGAGAAGAATTGAGGAACCATGTTGTAATAGTAATTCAACATACTCCACCAGAAGAAGTTTTTAATATATAGAGACGAGTACAGGCCACTGAGTAGGTATTGGGGTAAAGTTTATAATAAGTCGACCAATGTTATAGATCTTAGTCGGACGTAGTCGTAACCGTCAGCCCAATGAAAGGTGTTACATATCGTGAGAATGTATAAGGCGCAACGCAACAGAAGGTAAAACCGAAGTGGTAATGCAATCCTTGTTTAAGCCAAGGTTTCTTCAGTCCGTAGCTCGCAAATTTACTCGTCTAATTTAGGTGGTTCATACAATGGTTAGTATGACGGTCTCCAAAACCGTTCATGAGGGTTCGAATCCTTCACTGCCTGCAAAGAAATATTTAAATAATATTTTGAAATAATTGTACCAACATACTATATTATATATGTAATTGCTCCATTGGCAGAGAGATTTATGCAGTTGCCTCTAAAACAACTTAAGGTGGGTTTGATTCCTACATGGAGCACTGGCTTTAGAATGGGAGTTCGAATCTCCTGACCATAATTTGGTTAGTTCAGAAATGGTTAGAATAATGTAAGTCCCCGTTTTATTAACAAATTAATTAAATTTATAATTATGAAACAGTTTTGGTAGATTAATGATTTAGGTTTTCCGTAAAGGTTATATAAGTTTATTTTGAGCTTACATAAATTTTATTATGCTCAATTTTATGTAAGTAATAGATAAGAGCATATCAAACAAATAAAAATATATAACAATTAAATTATGGAAAATAAGGAATTTAGAAATGCTTTTATAGCAGCAGTTAAGAATGAGCTTAAAGATTTTACTCAAGTACAAAGAAATCTTAAAAAATCACGTAAAGAAGAATTTCGTCCAAAGGATAAAGAAGGTTGCTATGGTTTACAAGAAATAGTAGATGAAATTAATAATAATGCAGCCAAAATTTCACAACTTATTTTTTATTATCGTTGGGTTAGACATGGTTTAAAGTATTGGACTAATAGAGGTATCAATAACTTTAAGGAATTCAAATTCTTAAAGATAAATGATAAAGGTTTTGATTCTGAAGATTGGTATTATAAGAACTGGGATACTTTAATTGATTGGGGTGTTAATAAAGGTAAGACTCATGGTCAAGTATTAATTGAGCATGCTAAGAATTATTACATTAAGAAATCTAATCAATATGGTATTGAAGTATCAGAAGGAAACATTAATTATTTAATTCAAAATATATAAGTTATGAAAAAGATATTATTAAAATCAAAAGAAGCATTTGAATCATTTGTTGAATATAATACTGGATATCAGCCTGGGTATGGAAATGTTGCAAGCTGGTTATCAGAACCTTCTGAATATCCTTGTGTATGTGTTTATGATATTCAATATAATGGAAATGGTCCTGATATGCTTGAAGGAGATTTTGTTTATTTAGATGACTTTGAAGAAGAATAATTATGAAAGGCCCAATATTATATAAGTTTCATGGAAATGAATTAACATGTCCTAATTGTGGTTCACATCATATCTATTATAATGTTGGGCCTGCTTATATTCATTGGAATTGCAATTCATGTGGATATCATACAGTAAATATTAAAAGAATAGATTAAATTATGGAAAATGGTGTTAAGAAAATTTATGATTTTATTGTAAAGGATATGAATAATCCATTATATAATGATAATGGTTATGCAGAAAGATGGCATGGTCAACAGGCTATATTAGATTTTATTAAAGAAAACTTTGATGTAGAAACATATTGTCCAAGAAGCTGTAATAATTGTAAAAACAAAAAATTATATAATGGAAAATTAATATGTTATTGTTGTTCATACGATGACTATAAATATTGTTGTGAAGAAATTCCTAAAAATAAAAGAGAAATTATAGCAAAAACATGTGAAGATTATGAAAGAGAAGAATAAGTTATACATATTAATTGATAAGAATTTAGATCCAATCTATGGAGCAGTTCAAGGCGGTCATGCTGTTGCAGAATGGTTACTTGAAAACTGGTAAATAATAAAAAATGGTGATCCTGACTGGGATTGGAAAAATGATTACCTTATTTATTTATCAGTTGACATAAATGAATGGTATGAAAAACTTGCTAGATTTGATCCTAATCATTTTAAATGGACATATTTCATAGAACCAGATTTAGATAATAAAATGACAGCAATTGCAATATATGAAAATGATTTTCCATGTAGTATAAAACAAAAACTTAAAAGGGAAAAACTATTAAATATGGAGGGTAAATAAACCCTCCATTTTCTTTATAAAAAATTGAATATAACAAGTTCATATATTTTCTTGTGAAATTTTGAATATTATATAAAAATTACTATATTATATATATAATTTAAAAATTTATTTAATATGACTTCCACTTATTGCACAAATGATTATGAGCAACTCGCGCTGAGTTTCTACAAGAGATTTACTGGTGAAAACAAATATAATGACTGGTGTATGGATGCTGCCATTAAGGAGCTCGATGTATTCGTCAAGGGTTATCTTAGTGAAAAGAAGCAATATGATTGGTGGATGAATGCTAAGTTCATTGAGAATCCTAAGAACAATAAAGAAGCTTGGTTCAATGCATTTTGGAAAGCAGAGCATTCAGAAAATTCTTTGTATGCTAAAGGAATGAAAACTCAGCAGAATCAGTTTACTGCAATGGAGAAAGCAATTCTGATGTGGCTTCCAGAATCAGGTATGACTGAGAAAGAACAGAATAAAGTTCTTAAGAAAATTCAGACTCATAAAAATAAGGTTTTTTAATATATGAAAACATTATACGAACGATTTATAAACTATGTAAAGAATAATAATTCATATTGCAATACTTTCAAATGCAATAATGGCTATTCTTTACTAGTTGTTAAATATTCACATCTTAAAGTATTTGATATTACAGTTTTAGATAAGAATAAAAATCATATTATTGAAACATATAATGATCTTTATCCTTATGATGCTGCAAATATGATTGAAGAATTAATGATTAACTATTGTTAAGTTATCAAAATTGCAATCGTTAATTAACCTATTAATATTAGATCCATCATATTTAAAAGGCTTATAATAATCTTCATAATCAAAAAACTTATTTAATTGTTGATAGCATCGTAAATATGTCATTTCATGTTGCTGTATAATTCTATTATATTGATCTATACATATGGCTTCTTTAGATGCATATCTTTTTATAGATGGATTTTCAAATATTCCTTCTATATGATCTCCACTATTTAATTGTTTTTCTTGATTATCAATATACATTTTCATTATATTTCTATTCATTATTCCATACATCATAGCCCCGCATAAAGAAGTATAATCATTTGGAATCAATACATATCCAAAATCATTTTGATTAGAATATTCTGTATTATATCTTATATATTCATCATAATCTATTAATCGTGGAGCATATGTTATAAAATCAGCATCTTTAGGAACATTATTCAAATAATTTTCAATTATTGTTTTATCTTTAATAAAACATATATCATCTTCTAATACTAATACATTATTATATCCAAATTCATATGCTTGAAATATTGCTTGATAATGAGCTAATGCGCATCCATAAGCAGCAATATCATCTAAAAAATCAAAATCAGGAAAAAACACAGGATATTTAATTTCATTTCCAAGATTATCATATTTGATTTTCTTATAATCTATTGTATATATAAATTCATAATCTATATTTAATTCTTTCATTTGATGTTTTATGAATTCTTGTCTATCTCTATTAGTTATTAAAGAAAGAACATATATCTTATCAAAAACAGTTTTCATATTACGAATAATTATTAATTTCAGTTATAAAATTATCAACATAATGAAATTCATCTACGATTTCACGTTCATGTTCATAATCAATTGCTAATTGTGGAAATACTCTATATTTTTTATATTTATTTTCATAATCATATTTGAATATATAAATATTATCTGCTGAAGAATAATGCTGATGTTGCGATTCTATATAGTCTTTCATTGTTTCACGATTGCACAACGCATACATTTGCGCTCCTGGAGAATAATGATCTAATGTCCAACCATCATTAGCAGTATAAGTAGTTAATGTAAATGGTTTATCACTTTTAAAACAACTAAAATTAATCCACCCATATTGAATTAAGTCTGCATCTTTAGGATAATTATTTAAGCAATTTAATATATAATCTTTATTGTTATATAATAAGACATCATCTTCAATTATCAATACATTATTATGACCAGCATTATACGCATATTCAATAGCATTAAGATGAGCTAATGATCCACTAATATTATGCATATTATAATCAGATCCCTGTTCTTCTGTACATAATTGCTTTACAGTTCTAAATTGAGGAATATCATATAAATTTGACCCATATATAAATTCAAACTTAATTCCCAAGTCATGTAATTTTTTAGAAATTATTTTACGTTTTTCAAAATTATTTATATAACTAATTACAAATACTTTATCAAATTTAACTGCATTTTTAAACACGAATTTATTTAAAAATTTATTCATAATATTCATAGATATTTATTATTTATTAAAAATAATTTAAATTTTTACTATATTTTATTTTTAAATATAGATATAATATTAAATATATTTACAATACTATGAAAACAAAATTATTATATTTGTTAATTATTTGTATGTTCATGTTTTCGGGATGTCTTAAGCATGATATCAATTATGATCCTGATGGAAAACGTGAAATAGCAAATAACGTAATAGCTGTTTTTGGAACATGGTTTCCAGAAAGTCAAGATTGGATATCTACTTATAATAGTACAGTAACAGTTCATGCTACTAATGAAGCATTTGTTAAAGCTCAGATATTAGTATCTAGTACTAATGAAGCAGATTCTACTACTGATTTGGTAATATTGAATGAAGCAGAATTAGTTAATGGTGTAGCAACTATAACTTATGATGCTCCTAATGTATATGACAATTTATTTGTTGCATTCATAACAGATAAAGGTGGCTATACATATAAATTATTTAACTTTGGTGATACTGATGTTTATGATGTCAATAAAGCAAACACAAGATCATTATCTAAAGATTATAAATTACCAAAAAATGATTTAGTTATTTGGAGTACTGTTGAAACTTTTGCAAATCAAAGATGTTGGTTGCCTGATGAAGTATTCTATGATCCATTTTCAATTGAAAGCATGGAAACAGATGACTATGGAACAGAATTTAAGACAATATTTAGAACTGTTATTTTTAGTTATTTCAAAAATGGTCGTGCATATAATAACCTTCCATTGATTAAGAAAAGTGGATATTATAATGAATCATCTTATCCTTTGACTACAGGTGATGAACCTATTATAGTTTCTCCAGTATATAAGAATGATGGTGGTTATAAAGAAATTGCTTTTGCTGATTTATATTACTATTATTTCCCAGGAAATCAAGATTTGACAGTAGAAGAAATTGAAGCATTACCAAAATATAAAGCAATTGATTTGAGTACCGTTTATTCAAATTCAGACAATAATAATATTAAGAAAGAAAAAGCATATGCATTAGTTTACTGGGGAGATACTCAAACTCCACAACCTCGTCTTACTCTTGGTAAATTTCAATTTCCTAAAGGGTATAAGATTGGATTCTGTTATAAGTCAAATACTGAATATGAAAAACCTAATAAACAAGGTGAACTTTATGGGGATGGTCGTTTGAATTATAATATCAATAGCTGGGGTAATTTCAAATCATCAAAATTAGAAGCAACTGCTCCAAGAATGGCGTGGTTCAATATAAATGACAGAATGTTCTTATGTGTTGAATCTGGTACTGATGCAGATTTCAATGATTTGATTTTAGAAGTTGAAGGTGGAATAGAACCAATTATCATACCACCACTTTATGAATATAATTTCTATACATTCTTATTTGAAGATCATAGACTTGGTGACTATGATATGAATGACATTGTATTGAAAGGAGAACGTCTTAATGAAACACAAGTAAGATATACATTAATGGCTTGTGGTGCATATGATGATTTGTATATCTATAATGTTGAAGGTGCTCATATTAAGAATAATATTGAAGCACATGATATATTTGAACGTCCAAGAGTATCATATGTAAATACAGTTCAAGGAGACGATTGTGATTATGTTTCAGACGTCATTACAGTAAACAAAAATTTCAGTTTCTTAGATGTTACTGTACAGCCTTACATATATGATGCTACTGAAGATTGGATTGTCAAAGTTTCAAGAAAAGGAGAAGATCCACATGCTATTATGATTCCTTATGATATAAAATGGCCTCTTGAAAAAATCTGTATAAAAGATGCTTATCTAAAATTCAATTCTTGGGGAAGAAACCAATTAATTGAAGATAATGATTGGTATAAGTCACCAATTGAAGATAAAGTATTTACAAAATAAATTTAAATATTTTTTAACAAATTCTATATAAAAATATCGGGAGTAATCTCGATATTTTTTTATTATTAAATATAGATAATAAGCGTTAGTGTTTTGGTACAGAGGTAATAAACGCTTACCTTTAAGAGTTGATAAAAAGACTCGATATGTATTAGAACAAATTAAAAAATATAAAGCTTAAACATTATGGTACAAATTTCAAATCCGTTAGCCAAAATTGCGGTTAACAAGTCACTTTTAAAAGAATATTCAAATTCTGAATATTTAAGAGTTGTTTATATGAAAAATAACTCAGAGTTCCAAATCCAGATTTTTAATCCTTATGATTACACAATTGGTGCAGACATTTCAATTAATGGAAAACAAATGTCTAATCGTATTATTATCAAACCAGGTCAACGTATTTGGTTAGAAAGATATCTTGATGAGGCTCGTAAGTTCTTGTTTTCAACTTATGAAGTTGAAAATAGTCATGAAGCAAAACAAGCTATTCGTAATAATGGTTTAGTTAGCATTTCATTTTATAAAGAGAAAATTTATGAGCCTATTCATATTTATACAAATCAATATAATCCGTTTGATTATAAGTTGTATAATTGTGATGTAAATATAAATGCTGCCACTGTTGATAATAATTATTCATTATCAAGTTCAGCTACAAGTGCAGCATCATATACATCAACATCTTATACAGCACAAACATTAGGTTTAGATAATGCATATGCAAATAAAAGTGTTACAAGAGGATTAAACAAATCTGCTCGTAATGCAACAATAGAAACTGGACGTATTGAAAAGGGTTCACATTCTAATCAAGAGTTTGAGAATGTATTTATAGATTTTGAATACTGTTCTTTTGCACACGAGACAATTCAAATACTTCCAGAATCTCAAAAACCCTACACTGATAAAGATCTTAAGAAAGTTTATTGTGTAAATTGTGGGAGAAAACTAAATACAAAATACAAGTTCTGTCCTTATTGTGGTCAAGAAATTGTTTATTAAAAAAATGGAGCTCTTTAAGAGCTCCATTTATATTTTAACTTGCTGCTGTTTGTACTGTCCATCCAGTAGGTATACCATTTCTACCTCTAACATCCCATTCTGCATTTACATTTTTAATAAATGTTCCATTATTTGCAACAGCATTTACCCAGTTATCAGTATAATCAGAAATTGGTGTAGTCAAGAACATTGCTTTTATATAATTTAAATTTGAACAACCCATAAACATTTTTTGATAACAATTTCCAACTAATGTTTCTGCTGGTAAATCTGGAGCATTTGTTAATGATGAACACCTACTAAACATTTGATAATAACAATAAGTTTGCAATGTCATAGCAGGCAATTTAGGAGCATTTGTTAATGATGAACACCCAAAGAACATACTTATATAACAACGACTCTTTAATTCTGTTGCAGGTAATAAATTTTCAGAAACTGATGTAAGTGATGTACATCCATAGAACATTTCTCTATAACAATGATTTATTAATGTAGTTGCAGGTAATTCAGGAACTGTTGTCATACCTGTACATCCATGAAATAAATATGCAAACCCATATTCTTTATTTACATTAGGAAATGAAGTTTTTCCTTCAAAATTATCCCCATATAATAATGACATTATATTACCATGACATTCAAAACTACCAGTTGATGAAAATTTAGAAAGTTGTGTTGAATTTGTACCTACAGCAGTTCTTGTGCCTTCACCTTTCCATAATACAGTTTTACCAGCATTGATAGTTGGTGTTGTTATTGTTAAATCAGTATTATCGTTTTGTGTTGTTATCCATGTCTTACCATTATCTAATGAATATGATACATGTGCAAGTGTAGCATCTGTAACACCCGAACCAATAGTCAATGTAAATGTACCAGGTTCTAATGCTTTAAACTGTAAATAATTAGGTATAACTATTTTCTTTGAATAATGTACATGTTTATTATAATTACAAAAACTTACATTAGGCGTATTTGTATCGTCTAATTCAAAGTTATCATAACTATTATGTGTGTTAAATATTTTTAAATGTTTCATATATTATTCATTTATTTCTTCTTCATCTTTCTTCGCAAATCTATAACGTCTGCGTGGATTTTTTGGTCCTTCTTCAATTAAAGGATCACCATCTTCATCAATTGGAGGAATATCAAATTTTGAATATGAATATTCTGTTATAGCTGCTGTAACTCCGCCTGATGTAAATATAGCAGCAACAGCACCTACATACACAGCCATATCAGATAAATTGATAGTCATTGTATGATTATACCATATATCAACAAGCATTCCAATTACAGGTACAAACAATAGTAAAACACCAACGCATAAAACTCCAAGCATAAATACATATACAGGATTTATACTATTATTTTCTTTCATTGCTTTAATAAAGAAATTATCATTATCTTTCTTTTTCATTCCTTTATATAATCCAAATGTTATTATTTGTAATAATTTATTCATTTTATTAGTTTTATATATTTTGCCTCTATATATAAAACTATCTATTTATTTTTTCTTATACCATTTAGGAGGGTTGTTTTCTAATGGTGATTGTTTAAACATGCTAATCATACTTTTAACCTTACTAACATCCCAATTTGATATGTTTCCATTTTTACCAGTAAATTGTGATTTTTTAAACATTGAACACATATTGGTAACATTATGTACATCCCATTTACTTAAGTCTCCATCAAATTTTGAATCACAAAACATCAATAGCATGTTTCTAACATTACTTACATCCCATTCAGATATATCACCATTAAAATTAGAATTAAGAAATATACCTGCCATGCTATCAATTTTTGATGTATCAATATCATTAAGATCTGCTTTATTACCACGTTCTTTAATCAACTTATTAACTAGATCTTGTAACTCATCATGATCTTTTGGATGATAATGATACTTATCAAATTTAGTATTCTTGTTAATGACTAGTTTTTCTAATATGATGTCTTTTAGATCTTTCATATATGTAATTTATCTATTATTTAATAATAAATTTAAGTTATCATATGTTAATAGAATTAATCTAGATTAATTAATTATATGATTTTATAACATAAGTATTGAATTAATTATATTGAGATTATTGAAATACTATTTTTAATTATATAATATAAAAAATAATATTATTTATTGAATATAAAGAAAAAATTTGTAGTAAAAATGGAAGAATTAATATTAATGGTAAGTGTATTAACTATTTGTTTAACATTAATTTATCTTAAAGATAAAATATAAAAAATATAACGAATAATTAATATGAGTATGAAAAAAGTAATTAAAAGAATTTGGGATACATATTGTGAAGCAATGTATTTAGCTTACGGTCCCTACTACATGAAATAAATTCATGTAATGAATATATAGAGAGATATAAACAAACAATATAAATAAATTAAATAAAGATATGAATATGATAAAGAAAATAATAAAGAAAATCGGTCATGCATATTTAGAAGGTGTTAAAAACATTTATGGAAATTATCCTTGTGGATATATACGTTGTTAAATTTATTAATATGCAATATGATTATGAAAATTGTAAAAAGAATTATCAATATGATTGAGTCATCAAACCATATGACTCCGACTGGAATAATACCTTACAATAATATTAATTGTTAATTTATGATTAAAGTAGTAAATAACAAAAATCTTTCATTTTTTACTACAATTTATTAAATAAATAAAATTATAATTCAAAATGAAAGTATTTGTATTATTTATTATAATGATAGCAATTATATATTCATTGAAAAAAGCTAATGACTCATTTCAAATAAAATAATATGTTATTGCATTAAATTGGAATACTGATTAAGTTCATCATTTAATTGAGTGAATAAACCTAAAGGTGAATCATCAATAACTTGAGTTTGATTAGTATTCCATTTGTTATTTATAATTCCTGATATTCTTGCTTCTTCAATATCTTCTAATAACGATGTATATTTGCCAGTTTGCATTACCATAGGAATCTGTACAAATGTCATAATTAAATCATCATGTCCATAAGATGCTTTATATGTCCCATTTCCGTTCTTATCTTCAAAGTTTTCTAATTCTCCTAAAGTAACGACATCTCGTGTATTGACTTGTCCTTTTTCAAATAATGTTTTCAATAATGAACAAGCAGTACCTTTATTTCCTGATGTAAATTTAATGCCTGGTATAAATCTTGATGATGATCCTGTTCGTCCTATTATCTGTTCATCCATTGCAGATTTCTTATATTGAACAAAATTACTTAATTCAATACCATCATTAACAACAGTAAATCTCCATTTTGTTTCTACTTCATAATCATCTTCATTATAATCCATTAATAGACGATAGAACAATGCTCCATAAGTATTCCATTCTAATGACCATATACAGTTCTCCCCATTAAATAATTGTCCTGCTAATAGCCAAAATTCTAATGCAGCATGTTCAAGATCTACTTCATTAGATCTCCAATATCCTACATGCTGAAATTGATCTTTACCTACAATTTTGAAAATATTGAATACTGTATAGTCTCCTCCATATCCTTCAGCAAGATCAATTAATATTAAGAAGAAACTAGTCATAATATCATTAAGATCAAATGTAGGATCCCATTTTAAACTTTGTGGATATTGTAATCCTAATCCATAAATTTCAGTCAATTCATAATCACGTTCTTCATATAATATAGCATCATCTCTTAATGTTGCAATACGTTCACGAGATACTAAACATTTGTCTGATGCAGAGAATTGAGTACCATATTGATAATAGAATGCTTCAACAGATCCTAATACGCCTATCATTTTTTCTTTCCATTCAACAGTACGTTTTTCCCAAAGACCAGTTTCATTATTATATTGTGGTACTTGGTTCCAATCTACTTTAAATGGCGCATATATATTAGTCTTTTCAATAGCACCTTTCCAAAGTTTGTAAAATAAATTGAATCCATTTTGAGTAGACATTATACAAACATTGGCATCTGAAATTGTTGTAACTGTAGGTATAATGTTATTATAGAATAATTCAACATCATTAGGTGGGCACCAAGCAAACTCATCAAGAATAAGGAAGTTGATTGTTTTACCAAGACCTGCAGTAGGTGAGAATGATTCAGTTGATATTGAAGAGTTATTATCAAATGAAATTTCAGTTTGATTCCATTTCATAGTACCTATCTTCAAATGATAAGGAAGATATAAGTACATATCTTTAATCTTTTTAATAAGATCAACACCAGCAGGACCAGATTTTGATAATATAAGTCCTGTCTTATCAGCATTAAACAATATTACCCAAAGACAATAAATTGCTGTTGTAGTAGATTTACCAGATTGACGACAACTTAATAATATACTAAATCTATTATTTTGTAAATGCTTTATATATTCTTTTTGATAATCACGAAGCTTACATGCTTGTAATCCTTTAGGAGTCATTAAGAAGCATTTTTCTGCAAAATACAATGGATCTAATGCACAACGCTTATAGTCTTCAATTTCTTCTTGAGTATATTTGCGAACTAATTCTGGTTTTAAAAGTTTTGTATTCTTATTTAAAAATGGACTAGCTTTCAATGGCTGTCCTGATTGAATACCTTCTAATGCTTTATTTATAACAGCAGTAGACCATATTACTTTATCAGCAGCTTTACCATTAACTTGTTCCTTAATAGGATTATATTCATATTCAAATTCTTTATTCATAATTAATCTGTACTAATAGGTACTGATATGTTTATACCAAGTTGACCCATAATGAATAACTTTGCTTTCTGTAATACTGATTTTGCTTTAATCTTACCTTGAGTAATTGCTTCTTCATTTTGATTACGTACTTTCATTGCTAATTCTTTTAGTTCTTTATTCGTTTTAGCAACGATTCTATCACCAATCATTACTCCTTCTTCTTTAGCCCAGCTATTAACTGCACCTTCTAAATATTCATATTCATGATCTAATTCCTTTTTAACTTCAAGTTCAGCATCATCAATAACGTCTGACATTTGGTGAGCTATCCATTCAGGTCCTTCTAATGCATATTTTTCAATATATTTAATTCGATTATTAGCATTATTCATAAAATTATTGGCTTTATCTACAGCTGTACTAATTAATCGATATGCTTTTTTAATTTTATCTGCTTTACGTTCATTATTATAATTTTCTTCTTTAGCATCATCAACTCCATCAGGACCATTAACTATTTCTGCAATCTCTGACATTGACATTATTGGTTTTTCACGTGGTACATTTGGTTTTGTTACTCTACGTGAAGTTTCATCTGCTATTTTACCAGGAATTGAAGCAATTAAACTTGTAGCTTTTCCCGTGTATTCACCAATTAATTTACCTATACGAGCAGCTATTTCAGAAACTGCTTGAGATGCCATTGAAGAAACCATTGCTTCAACTTCACCATTTGTAATTCCTTCAGCAATCTTATAAGTTAATGCGCCAGCCCCAGAAACTTCAGCACTGAATTTAACTGCATTAGGACCTAAATTTGAAAATGCTGTAGTATCTCTGCCTGATAAAAATGATGTTCCTTTTTCAACAGCAACTTGTTGTGCTCTTGATACAGCCTGGTCAACTAATACTTTTGTATGTACATCTTCCATTTTAATTTACTAATGTATGTTCTGTATATATATCAAATCCACCCTGATCTGGGCCATTTGGGCCACCAACACCTTCAGTAGCACATTGTTCTAATGTTGTAAATATTCTTTGTATTGAATCAATCAAATGAAATGTTTGTGGATTTTCTTGACATGCTGCAAGTAATGCTTGAAAATTACTTGCTAAAGTTTTTATGAATGCTTGATGATTAACTCCTTTTATTGTAGGTTGTTTTCCATGACCTTTTTCTACTGAACAGATAAAATCATCTTTATCTCCTAATAAAACATAATCACCCTTAATAGCAATTCGTTTTTCATTACAATCTATTTCTAATTGTCTTTTAGGAGTAAGATTAATATGGTCTTCTCCTATTTTCATATTATATCCATGTTCATCATCATATGTAGTCATAACATCCCCATTTCCTGAATGACGTGCATGAAGAACATCACAATTCTCATCATAATATTCTTTAATATAATCTTGTGTTATATCTATTGTTTCATGAAATGGCATATACCAAAATTCATTATAATTAGTTTTAGATACCATTACCCAAACTTTCTGTCCTTTATTAGGTCTACTAAATGTCTGATATGAACCCATTCTAAAACAACGAATCCATGGCATTCCTTCTTCTGGTGTTGTATCTGAATGAATGACACCTGGTATAGTGCATTTGATTCTCCCAATTTTCAAAGGATCATTATCATAATCAACAACGCTTTCAACAATATAATAATCTAAAAGATTTCCCATAATTTAATTATTTATTTATCAAATGTTATAACTGCTGGTGTGTTAGCTGTATTTTGGGTTAATTTTGCTTCTTCTTTTATTTTGATATAATCTTCCATTAATTTAGCGTAATTTTCAGATATCTTCTTTCTTTTTTCTAACGATTTTCTCATTTTATCAGGTTCTTCCCAGCTTTCAATCCATTTTTCATCATTAGAACATTGATCTAATAATTTATCATAAAGCTCAAATATGTTCTTATGTTCTTTATCTATAATTCTAAACCAATAATAATATTTATCTGAAGGATGTTTACTGTCTAATTTAAATCCTTCCATTTTTGTAACTTCTTCAAAGAAATGTTCAATATTGCCTATTGCACACCAAGCACACCCAGTATCTTTACTATATTCATTACATTTATCATAAATTAACTCACATATATCTCCAAATAAGTCACCCCTTAAATCAAGTGGTCCATCGCCTTGTAATGGTTCATATCCCCATGAACCTTCTGTTATAAAATCTTTAAGCTGTTTCATTTCCGTATAACTTATTGAATATTTCTAAATAATCTGATTCATTTAAACTTTCATTTAAACCAGTTACTGGTTGCATCTTATTTAATTCTTCATAGAATTCATCTATTGCGGCATCAAGTTTATCAAGTTTACGATCTTTACATCTATATTCAAGATGCCAACAAGTACTTTTATTATCTACACCAGTTAATGGATCTCCATGAATATCAAAATACAAATGCCATTTATTATCCAATGTACTATGATAATCAAATATTTCTAAATACTTATGCATCATAACTAAAAATGCGCAAAGATATTCCATCTTATGAAAATAGAAGAAAAACAATAAACGGCCCCCTTTATATAATACTCCACTAGTTTCTTTTTCGTCTTCTTCTATTAAATTAAGTTCAAACAGTTTTTTACTTATTTTATCTGAATCTTTATATTTACTTATATAATGTGTTTCAACAGAATCACATAATTCATTTATAGTATTGAACTTATTATAATCATCTACCTGATTTGTTATACCGGCGCCACCTACTTTAATTGCTGCTTCAGTTATTCTTTTCATATTTAATTAATTTATTTATGCTTGTGTTGTTTCTGGAGATTCTGGCTGTACTTCACCCATCATTTCAGAATCTATATCTGAGCCTTCTTCTTCAGCTCCACCAGATTCTTCTCCGCCACCCATTTCTTCTTCACCACCAGCTTCTTCTTCAGGTGCTTCTTCACCCTTTTGTTTTGCTAGCTTTTCTTCCATCTTATATTTTTCATTAAGTTCAATATCTGCATCAGACATCTTAAGATATTTCATAATTAAGAACTTAAGTGAGAAGAATGATTCTTCATTACCTTCAGCATCAGTTGTTGCTAAGCTATCTTTCATAGTACCAATAAATTCTACTCTCTTAGTCATAATATCAATATTCATCATTTCTTCGAATAAGTTATATGAATTCCAACGAAGAGTAACAGAATCTAATATACGTTTATCATTCTTAATGTCTGGAACTGATAATGATAATTGAATACGAAGTGGCTTAAGTAATATTTCAGCAAATGTATTTCTTAAACGTGTTACGAATCTTGAAAAATCAATTTCTTCACGTAATTGTTGTGTAGGATCACTACCGAACCATGTTGACTGTGCTTCTTTATCAAAACGATTTGCAGGAATTTTAGACATCTTCCAAAGTTTAGATTCAAAGTATCTTATTTGATCTGAATCATTAAGCATTGGACCATTATCAACAAGTGTCTCAAGTTGTGGTCTACCATTTTCATTTTCTGGGAACCAATATTCTTTATTGAATGGCATATTCATTTTGCCATTTACTTTAAGTTCACCAGTTTCTGTATTGAATGATATGTCTTCTTTATATCTATTCATTGACTGTGCAAGTGTCTGCATTCCTTTAGTCTTATTCTGAGAACCTACAGGAATAGTAAATAATGTCTTAAATGATGATTGTGTTACAGTCCAAATTACTTGTGCTTGTTCAACGATACGATATATATTGAATGGACGAATCAAACGTTCAAGATATGATTGCCTTGTTGATACACCAGAATCTTCATATTTGATATATATGACTTGTGAATCTAATAATGTACGTTCAAATCCTAACTTACCTTCAAACTGTACCCAATATGTAGTACCATCTTTAATTTTTTTAGTCAATGTATTAGGATCAATATCAACAATACCAGTTATTGCTTTTGGCGTCTCAAGATTATCGTAAACTATTTCATATGCTAATACACCATCAATCAAATAACGTTTATATTCATCCCATGCAAACTTCTTCCATTCAAGTAACAAATAAATCTTATAGAATGCAATATCCATAGCATTACGAATTTCTTCAGCAGACTTTTCATTTAAGTCTTGAATAAGACCCGTATCTAAAAATGGTGTACAAATATAAGATTCATCATCATCATAAACAATAGATTCATTAGCCATGATATCGAGAATATCTTCAAGCTCAGGCTGCATAGCCATCTTACGAAGTACATCACGTTTCTGTTCTAATGTCTTTTCTGAAAATGATTTTTCTTCTTCAGGCTTTACTTTCCAGTTATTTACTGATGATCCCATTAATACTTGTTGCAAAGCCACCTCATCTTTAGGCTGCAATGCTTTATCTGCAGGATATGCAACCATATTCTTATACACATCATCAGAATAATTCATTCCGTAATGCGAAAGCTTAATAAGTATTTTAGACCATTTTGTTGGCTTTTGCATATTGCCGTATGATTGTTGGAAATTTTGTTGAACTGCTTCATTTATAGTCTGTTCGTTTTCCAAAACATTTTCTAAATTGCCAAATATCATATTTAAACATTATAAATATTTATAAATAAAAATAAAAAAGTATTTTAAATATACTTTGTTTTTATAATTGTATATTTTTTAAAAATAAATTTAGTTTCAGATTTTAAATATTATATGAAAATTTGAATATTTTCAATTTTTTACTATATTATATTAACAAACAATAATAAAGATATGAGTAATCCACGAGTTTATTTGAAGATTAACAAAACGTTGCATATTATTGCACCAGTCGCAGGTTTCATTAAGCCCCTTGATAAGATATTTAAATCAGAAACCATTCTAGAATCTAACAAGGATGGCTATAATGATTACACGAACAAGTTCATTAATAACTGTGATGACACTAACTTGTTCTATTCAGAAGACTATTCATATGATCCTCGTACATACATTTTCAATTTCAATAAGATCGAAATTTGTAATGAGGATGATTATACATCGATGGCAATTGACCCTTCAGATTTTGACTATACAAAAGAATATAAGTTCTCTCCAAAGAAGAAGGTAGCAGTTCGTGGAGATTTCTTATCAGAAATCAAAAGAAAATATTCTAATCCAGGCATTGAATCAGGATTCTATATTGAGGATTCTAAATGGAATATCCTGGTTCGTAATATCATGAGACACAAGAATACAATGCTTACAGGTCCTACAGGTACTGGTAAGACAGATGTAATCATTCGTATTTGCAAAGCTCTTGATATTCCGTGCAGGATTTATGATATGGGGGCAATGATGGATCCTCTTACAGATCTTCTTGGTTCTCATCGTCTGGAGAATGGTTCTTCGAAATTTGATTATGCAAAATTTGTGAAGGACATTCAGGAGCCTGGAGTAATTCTTTTGGATGAGTTAAGTCGTGCTCCAGTAATGACGAACAATATTCTGTTCCCATGTTTGGATGATCGCCGAGTACTTCCTGTGGAGATTGCAGATTCAAATGGTCCTCGGGAGATTCCTGTACACCCAGAATGCACCTTTATTGCAACTGCTAATATTGGCTCAGAATACTCAGGAACCAATTCATTGGATATTGCATTGGAAAATCGTTTTATGATGATCCAGGTTGATTACCTTCCGAAGTCATTTGAGACTAAGGTTTTGAATATTCGTACAGGTATTTCTGAAAATATAGCAGAAAAAATTGTTAATGTTGCAAATGTAATTCGTGAGCGTTATCTTGACAATAGTATTTCCAAAACTATATCAACTCGTGAAACTTTGAACTGTGCAGAACTTGTGATTGATGGATTCTCACTGATTGATGCAATCAATTATTCGTTCTGTGAGAAATTTCCCAAGTACGGAGATAATTCTGAATATGATACTATTAAGAAACTAATTATGGGATTCTAATTATGGAATTAATATTAATGGGATTAGGATGTATATACCTAACATATGATGCAATTAAAAATACAATATGGTTATTTAAATATTAAGATATGTACGGAAGTGTAATTTATGAAGATGCAGCCATAATGAATAATGCACTTGGTGAGCATGGAAAAATTAGAGATTTAATTCTTAAGTTTATTTATGAAATGGGACTTCATAACAATAATAATTCAAATGGATGCCCAGTTAGAGTTGTATTTGATTTAGATAAGAAAGACATTGAGGAACTTAAAGAGTATTGTGAAGGTGGTAGTTATTGGGAGCTCCCTTCATTAAAAAAGAGAAACAAGATTTGTAAGAATATGCTTAGATATAATACTAACGATTGGGAGGATTAAATTATGAATGAAATTTTGATTATAATTTTAGGAGTATGGGCAGTTATTACAACTGCTATGTATATTATTACTTATTGGGATAAAAAGTCCCTTAATGAAAAGTTTGAAGATTATAAAAATAAAATAAAGAAAGATGAAGAATTACGCAATTCTGGACGTAAAGTAATTCCTGTTGTATACAATCATAATACATATTTCATCTATCAGGATTCTACAATGATGGAAGCTATTAATATGATTGGACTTAAACCAAATAATGTATATTATGATCGTACATCAAATAATAAGTTCAATGCAGGATTTATTAAATATTACGGGCAAACTTCATTTTCAGGTATCATTGGAGAAGATCTTACATTGGGTTTTGAAAACGGAACATTAAAATCAATACGAAATAATTAATGGAAATAGTAAATAGAAAAGCAAGACATGAATACAATATATTGGAGAATTACACAGCTGGTGTTGTTCTCCAAGGATCTGAAGTAAAGTCTATTAAGGCAGGCAAAGCAAACATATCAGATGCGTATTGCTATATATCTACAAAAAATGAAATATGGATTAAGAATTCTCATGTTTCTAAATATGAATCTGATAAGTTTACAAATCATGAAGAGAAACGTGACCGTAAGCTTTTATTAACTAAAAAAGAAATACGAAGACTTAAAGCAGATATTCAAAACCCTGGATATACAATCATACCTTTAAAAATATTCATTATGAAAGGTAAGATTAAGGTTGAGATTGGATTATGCAAAGGTAAGAAAGATTATGATAAACGTGAAACTATAAAGGAAAGAGATTCAAAGAAAGAACTTAATCGTATTATGAAAAACTATTAAAGAGAGTACTTAAGTACTCTCTTAATTTATAATATATTAGTTATTTATTATATCACCTGCTACAAATGGATCATCTCCTTGTGATGGATAGAATACATAATGTTCAATATCAAATAATCCAGGTGTGTTATCCGATGTTCTTAACATTGGAACTAAATCTCTGACTAAAGTATTTCCTTTATATATTTTACAATAATATACATCAGCTTCACAAAAACGCCACATCTTCTGATTATAATCTGTAAAGATTGCACCCCCATCTTTATAAATTGCAAACATATCTGTTTCTAAGTTTTTCATCTTATCAAAAGTAGAACTAGCAATTGTATCTAAATTATCTATAATAAGTGTTTTTTCATATATTTGATTTAATGTTGTCTGTTCATATCCACTTATATTACCAGCAAGATATGTTGGATAATATTTTTGTTTATTATTTGCGTCACCATTAGCATTTTTATAAACACTATTACTTATTTGCCATTTTGTATACATAGTTACATAAATATCATTATAAGTACCTGATGATCCAACGTCGGCTTTTCTAACAACAAATCCAAAATAAGGATCTGCTTCACTAACACTACCAATTAATACAGATGGCTTATGCCCATTAACACCAGTAGCAGCATTATAATCTTTACCACCACCTTTCATATTGAATTTGATATCTATTCTAATATCATCAGTATTTTCAAATAATTTACAATTTAAGTTTATATATTGGCCACCCGTTTGTGTACTACTAATATGCGTTAATCTTTTATATTCTTGAAAATAATTAATATTCTTATTTTGATTATCTAAAAATATATGAGGAGATACAAAATTTGATTTAATATATCTTTCTACTTCATCATTATTATTAAATATTTTAAGATTTTTCATGATTTGTAAATTTGTTTTTATTTAATAAAAATAATTCAAATCAATGTCTATTTTATATTAATTAATAAGACATAAATATAAATACTTAATAATATGAAAATAGATAGCTGTATAATTGTAAAAAATGAACAGCATACAATAATGAAGCTTATTTATCAGTTTTTAGAATTTTCAAATGAGGTACATATAACTGATACTGGTTCAACAGATAATACTATTAAGATCATTAATGATATCATTAAAGTTCATCCAAATGTTTACTTACATAATTTTAAATGGTGCTATGATTTTGCAAAAGCGCGTAATTATTCATTGACTTGTTATGAATGTAAAGCTGATTATCAATTTTGGTGTGATGGGGATGATGAACTTAATGATAAGCTTGTTGAAACATTAAAAGAGTTTTCAAAATCAGATAATTATGATGCAGATATTTATTTTATGAAGTATCAATATTATGATGGAGATAAGAATCCTCATAATAGAACATCATTATTAAAAGTATCTTCTAAATTGAAATGGAATGATCCTATTCATGAATATATAGGATATACAACTTCCCATAAAGTAGATTATAATGTATTTAATAATGGATCATTAATTATTCATAGGAAACCATTATCAGTTAGTCATAATAGTAGAAACTTAGAAATATTTATGAACATGGAAAAGACAAAGTATAATTTTTCATGTAGAAATAGATATTATTATGGGCGTGAACTTTATCATAATCATATGTATGAATATGCAAGATATCAATTTTATAAATGTATTGAATCAAATGAAAAAAATAGATTAGATAAGATTAATGCTGCTATTAAGCTTTTTGAAATGAAAGATACTAAATGTATTGATTATTTCTTTATGTTATTTAAAGATGGAATAATTCGTAAAGATTTATTTTATGCAGCAGCTACATATTATTATCATACGCTAAATAATCATACATTAGGTGAACTATATTATGTATTATGCATTCATACTGCATATCCTATTAATCAGTTAACATTTGGATATAAGAAAGAATGCCATATTAATTCATTATTGCAATTAGGTGTTATAGCTTACGAAAAGAAAGATGTTGAATTATCATTAGCATATAATAAACAGATATTAAAAATAGATCCTAATCATAAAGGAGCTTTAGATAATGTAAAATTATTAGAAACTAAATTAAATAAGTAACTATATTTTATTAAATAAACTTAAATCATATTATGGAAGATATTAATTTGTTAAAGCAAGAAAATGAAAAACTTAATGCCAGATTAGCAAAAGCAGTTGAAGTATTTAAGGAACAGAAAGCAAATATTGAAAAGTTAACAAAAGAAAATGAAGAATTAGAAAAGAAATTTAAGGAACAACAAGATTTTGAAGCAAATAATATTAATAAAGTTGTACCTGAATTAGAAGAAGAACTTTCAAAATATAAGAACACAACAGAACTACTTAATAAATCTATTGATGAATTAAACAATACAATTGATTCAAAAGATAAAGCATTAGAAAATTTACAAAATACTTATAATGAAGTATTTGCTGAAAATATTAACATAAAAAAAGAATTAGAAAATAAGAATATTGAGCTTAATAAAAGAATAGAAGATTATGAAAACAAGATAACACAATTAGAAGAAGACAATATTAAGCTTGATGAGAATAGTAAGTTATTAGAAGATGCAAATAATGAGATAACTAAACTTAAAAAAGCGATTGATGACATCAATAATAACTATAATTCAGATATTGATAAATCAGAAAAGGAAATTAATGAATTAAAAGAAAAATTAAATAATAATGCGGGTACTATTGAATCATATGAAAGTAAGATTAATCAATTGAATGTAGATTTAGAACGTAAATCAAAGGATTATAATGATTTGTTTAAAGATTTTAATAATCAGATAGAAGAGATTAAAGAAAAGGATAATATACTTAATAATTGTAATAATGAAATTCGTAGATGTGACGATGAAATTAAAAAGTTAAAAGAAGATATTGAAAAAGGAAAAGAAATCTATAATAATTTAGAAAACCAGAAATTAGCTTTAGAAAATGATTTATCAAAATTGGAAGCAGAACATCATAAATTAAAAGATGAATATTTGATTCTTATGAATGAAAAAGATGCATATTCAAATTCAGATGATGCGTTAAAAGAAATTATAGATGTCATCAATAAATATGGATATGAAGCTAGTAAAGAAATTACACCAGTTAAAGAAAATATAATGAAGACTAGAATTGGTTCAGATAAAGAATTTGGTCAAAATGTAGGAGTATGAAATATGTAGAAATAGGTGATGGATTATTAATTAATATTGAACATATATATGCATTAAGTATAGAAAGTAATAGACAAGATGTAATTGATTGGGAAAATACATATGATAGTTATATAAAAAGTTTTTATGATAATCCAATTGAATTAAATATTGATGGTAAACTTTATGCTCCAGATTTCAAAACAGAAACAAATAAAGAATTATTAGAAAAATATATAAATGCATTACAGGATTACATTATTGAATTATTAGGTGTTAAACCTGAATATGTAGAAAATTATTTTACGATATTGGCGTCTGGAAATAGAGTTAATCTTTCTAAAGAAGTATATGATAAATTATATAAATATATAAAAGATAATGAAAAAATAGAGGTACTAATTTAAACTAGTGCCTCTTTTGAATTTTTGACATTTATTATCTATATTTATTATATAATATTTAAATAATATGATTCCTTCTATTTATACATCAGATTGGTACCATCGTACAGATTCTAATTTCGTACTTACGAATAATGACTTAGAAATTGGTTTCGTTAAGATTCCTTCAAAGCAGTATTCTAGATTTTTGTATAATGAAGATAAGATAGAACGAATCTGTAATGATAAATCATTACTTATCAAAGAAATGCGAGACTTACTTAAGTCAATGGGTCTTTCAAATGTATCTATTAGACTATCTGCTAATGTATCCACTGCATGTACAAATGGTCAGTCAATCACAATAGGATATGGGGAAGAAGTCAATAATGTTAATGATTCTTATGATAAGATTGATAGAATCATTGGAATGACAATTCATGAAAGCTGTCATTGCCTTTATACAGATTTTACATATTTGAATTCTGTTATTAGAAAATATCCAGAAATTGTTCATCATATTCATAATGTTTTAGAAGATGAGCTGATTGAGGAGAAGATATGCCAGAAATTCCCAGGGTATAATAATTTTCTTAGTAAAATGAAATACCAGGTTTTTGAAAATTCTACTAATGAAGAAGATATTACTTGTAATGAACTTTCTGAAATTTTGGCAATATTCTTCTATGTAATTAGATATCCAAAATATATCTGTACTATTTCAAAGGCTTCATTAATCAAATATGAAGATCTTTTTAAGAAAATCAAAAAGATTGTTTCAGACACTGGTTGCTTAGATTTAAAGAATGAATTTACTACAAGATCTACAACAGGTGCTGCAATTCAGATTTATGAATTGCTAAAGGATTATATTCTTAAGGTTTCTGAAGAATCAAAGAATAATAAATCAAACAACAAATCAGAATCAAAACATAATAATAGTTCTGAAGATGAAGATGATGTGGATGTAGAAATCAGAGATAAAGATGATGATATATTCAAACATGATGAAAAAGAATTGACTGATAATGAAGGGTCAGGAATTATTGGTATTTTGAATACTGCAAATAATATAGTAAATTCTACATCAGAAGCCACAACGGTTCAGAAAATTATCGTTTATCATGAAAAGATTTCTGATTCAAAAACTGATATGATTCTTGAAGACCATGATATTCCTGGTGATGATTATAAAATAATTAATGATGTTAAGATTGTAAACTTTAAAGATTCAGTTAATTATAATAGATATCTTGCTGCAGTTAATCCTTATATTACTTATGCAAAGAAACTAATCATTCCAAATAGCCATAATTATGAAATAGTAACTGATAGATTCAGGAGAAATGGTTCTTTAGATCCAAACCGTCTTGTAAATGCAATGTGCAATGAACAGACAGTCTATACACAGAAACGTACAGTAATAAAATCTAATGAACCCGAATATGCACTGGTACTCGCAATTGATGAATCAGGTTCAATGGAATGTGACAAGCTTAATATCTTGGCTTCAGAATTCTCAATTATGATTTATGAAGCTTTAAAGAATTATCCTAAGATCAAACTATTCGTATATGGTCATGGAGATTGTGTATATAGATATTTAGATCCTATGACTCTTAAATCAAAATATACATTAGGAAATAGAAATAAGCAGGGTGGACAGAATGAAGCAAGAAGCTATAAAATTATCGTAGATGATGTTAAGACATTTACGAATCTTCCAATTGTAGTATTCAATATTACAGATTCTTGTTATATTGCACATGCTGAAGCTATTAAAAATACTTTAACTGAACTTAGAGAAGATCCAAAACAGCCTGCATATTTTAATCTTATTACATTAGGTCATAACACAGGTCTTAATGGTAAGGTTTCAGAATGGAATAATAATTTGTATGGAGAAGGAAACTGGGTTATTTATAATCGTTCAAGAATGACAATTGAAATAAAATTATTGATTGATAATTTTACAAAGATCATTAAAAATAACTTTAAGCATAAATAATTTATCTATTATTAATCAATTATTATTTTTATATATAAATGATAATATGATACATAATGGATATATTAGATATATTAAAGAAAAATAAAGAATATAATGAAAATAATCCAGATAAATATCCAAAAAGACCTGAATATTTTGTAAAGCATTATAGAATATTAGCAAAGCATAATAACAAAATAAAAGTTTTTAAGAAATCATCAATAGTACGAAATTTCTTTTATGAAACTTGTGGAATAGAATCACAAAATACATATATTGGATTTCTTGATGATAAGCTATCGAATTTCAGTAATGAAAATATAATTTGGATTGATGGCAAATATTTTACTGATATTATAGAATTATTAAATAAGGAATTTATTCGTATAGACGAAAATAAGTTATTTCATTCAACTGATGAATTAAGATTAGATACTGATGAAATTGGTCGTATTGTTACAGAATATATGAATTCATCAAATATTATTAGTAGTTTAAAAAATAGAATTAAAAATATAATTGAAAACTTCTTTGGAGGAAATATTTTAGAATTCTATATAATAATGAATCCTAAATTAGATGAAAATACAAAATATACAGCAGATGGTAAGATAATAATACCAGATAAAAATGTATTATATAGCTCATTAGACGTAGAAGAAATCAATTTAGATGTTGATACTGCTGAACGTAAATTAAAAATTAGAAAAAATACCAATTAGTATAAATGAATTATACAGATTTAATATTGAATGCATATAGTTCAATTATTATAAAAAATAATGAAGGAACATATTTTTTATTAATTCCTTTATATAATGAATCAATGAATAATTGTCTTTATGTTAAATTAGATAAATTAAATAAAGATAATTTAAGTTTATTAATTAATCAATTAACTAATACAGATAATAGTGAAAAACTTAATTTATTAATATCTGGTGTTGATGAGTTTAAGCCTATTGAATCATATTTTGTTTCACAGTCTTTAATATGGGATATTATTTATAATATTGAAGATACTGAAGAAGAAGTAGATGATAATCCACCATTAGATATTGAAGAAGCTGAAACTGAAACTACAGAAGTAATTAATTCTTCAGAAGAAACTGGTGAAGAAGAACAAACAAGTGAAACAGAACCAACAGAAGAAACTGAATCTGAAATAATTGATCCTTCAGAAGAAACAGAATCCGAAGAAGAATCAATATCATTAGAAGATATTATGTTACCGGATTATATCTGTAAAGATGCAAACGGATATCATATAAATGATTATTGGACTCCAGTTTCTAATAACGAATATATACAAAATAATTTAGAATATTTTATATTTAAGAATAAGATTAAAGATTATGTATTTACTGAAGAAGAATTATTATCACTTAATTCTACATTCATGCAGTTAATACAAAGATATTCTACATTTGATGATTATAATGTTGGTACTAACGCAATATATAAAGCAGTAATTGATTATTATGCTAATGGCCAATATGATGCTGCTACTATATTGATGAATACTATTCTTAATGCCACAATAAATACAACAACAGTATCTACATGTGGTTGTGCAACACAGTCTTCATGTGCTACATCAATATCATCAGGAAACACTGGAATTAACACAGGAACAGAAATAATTCCAACAGATACTGCTACATGTATAGATAAATATAAAGCTGCAATGTATCAATGGCTTATTCAAATGCTTGGTGATACTAATTTCTATTGTTGTTGGATGTTTACAAATAATGATGAATTAGATGAATCAAATCCTAATGAGCTATTATTAGATTTATTAATACAATTATTGGAAGAGTTCTTATCATTAGGATTAGACTTAACAAATTTAGGAAATAGTTCATCTTCATATTGCAACTGTGGTCATAATCGTAAATATAATGGATATAAGTATTCAGATTGTGGTGATGGATTAAATGATGCATATAATAATGGTTTAACTGCATGTTCAAATTATAATATTATTGCCAATTATATTAAAGTACTTAAATGGGTACGTAGTAATGAAATAGAAGAAAATAAAAATAAGATATATATTTATGGGAAGCAATTTGCAGAAATATTCCCTCAACTTAATTTCTAAATAAATTATTATATAATATATGAAGAATATTGCTAATTATATTGATGATTATATTGAAGATGATCTTTATGAATGCACTTCAAGAAATATTAAAGATATGAAAGATCGTATGAAGGCGTTTAAACGTGGATCACGTGAAGAAGAAATAGAAGCGCATGGTCGTCCAATATCATATAATAAAACTTTTAGAGATAGAAGTAAATATACAAGAAAAGATAAACATAAAAATAAATATGAACAATAAGTAATTATGAAACATTTACAAGATTACATTTCAGAAGCTGTTCAAGAACAGCAAATAACAGAATCTGAAGAAAGAACAATGGAATTTGATTTTAATGGATTAGAAAATGGCGAAGAAACATTAGATTCATTAAAAGATAAAGAAGGATGCACAATAGAAGACAATAAACTTACTGTTAAGATAACTGCTGATAATGTAGATAAACTTGGCACAGTTCAAGATATATTACAACAATTCTCTGATACAATAAGAAAGTCTACTAAAGTATCAAGTGATGAACAATATGCTCAAAAGACTGCTAAATTTGAAAAGAAAGTTGGTGAGTTTAATGAAGCTATTGATAAGATTAAAAATCCTGAAGAAGAATAATTTAAATTGTAAAAATAATTTTTTATAATTTTATAGCTGGAAATCGTCCAGACTATTCATTAGAAGCTTGCTATGACCTTCGAAACTGTTGGATTATAAATTATAATAAACACAGCTTAGAAGGTCATAGCAAGCTTTAAAATGCATTTTTTCAATTATGTGTCATTTATAATATTCTGCATCTTTAATTATAAAGTCTTCTTCTTTTAAATTTTCATTTTTCATTAATGACATATAATCAACTCTTGTTAAATTATTAAGATCATATTTTATTAACTTAAGCTTTCTCATTAATATGTCTAATAGATTCTTATCATCAGTAACTACAAATAAATATTTTTCATTATTGATTTCATTAATTCCAAAAGGTATATTAATAGATTTGAATTTATATATTAAGTCTACTTTTGCATATTTTGATATAAATTCTTGAAGAGTATGTTTTTGTTCAATTATTCCATCTTCTAAAAGTTTCTGTTCTATAAAATATTTATTTATTATAAGATCTTCAATATCATTTACATTTATAACTTTCATAATCATTATACATATTTTATTTAAAAATAGTCATTTAGATATTTCATATTTTATTTTTTCATTTTATTTTTAAATATAAAATACTTTTTTAGTTTATTAATGGATAATGTATTTAACAGAGATAAGGAACCTTGGATAAGACCATGGAATGAAGAAAAGTTTGATGATT